ATTCGCTTGACATGTAAACAAAAACTCTATATAATAAGTTTTTAACTGGAGTATTCAATGGACATTACATTTAACGGTGATCAAAAGATCAAACTTACCCAAATTGTCAACGAAGGTATGCAGGTAATGCAAGAGATCGAAACACTACAAGGCGGACTCACTGACACTATTAAAGCTGTCGCAGAAGAATTAGAAATCAAACCTGCTATTTTGAAAAAGGCAATTAGCCTAGCACATAAAGCAAGTTTTGGACAAGCAAAACAAGATCACGAAATTGTAGAAACAATTCTTGAGACTGTTGGCAAGACATTATAAATACCGCACGAGTCGCTCACGCTAAGAGCATGAATCAAGGCCCACCGGCCATAAACGGAGAATAATGAGTTACGTTGACGGACTTTTTGATCGTGAACACGATCGCATCCATGTAGTGGAACGAATTGATAGTAAGAGAGTATACAAAGAATACCCTCCCAACTACGTATTCTACTACGACGACCCACGTGGTAAATTCCAAAGCATTTACGGAACACCTGTGAGTCGATTCAGCTCTCGCAATAATAAAGAATTTCGCAAGGAAGTTCGTATGCACGGGGGCAAACAATTGTACGAGAGCGATATCAATCCTATCTTTAGATGCTTTGAAGAACACTATAAAGATGCCGTTGCTCCAGAACTACAAACAGCATTTTTTGACATTGAAGTAGACTTTGACAAAGAACGTGGGTTCTCTCCTACACATGATCCGTTTAATGCTATCACTGCCATCTCTGTTTATTTGAACTGGTTGGATCAACTTGTAACTCTTGCTGTACCTCCTAAAAGTATTAGCATGACAACTGCACAAGAACTAGTTGCCGAGTTTGATAATACATTCTTATTTGATAACGAAGCAGACATGCTTAAAATGTTTTTGGAATTGATTGACGATGCGGATGTACTAAGCGGTTGGAATAGCGAGGGCTATGATATTCCGTATACCGTGAATCGTATTACTCGCATACTAAGCAAGGATGATACACGCAAGTTTTGTTTGTGGGGACAGTTTCCTAAACCAAGAAAGTTTGAACGCTTTGGTGCTGAACAACAAACATACGACTTGATTGGTCGTGTCCACATGGACTATATGCAATTGTATCGCAAGTATACATATGAAGAACGCCACAGTTATAGTTTGGATGCTATTGCCGAACACGAACTTGGCGAGCGTAAGACACAGTTTGAAGGTACGTTGGATCAACTGTACAATCAACACTTTAAAACATTTATCGCTTACAACAGACAAGATACTGCTTTGTTAGACAAGCTAGATAAGAAATTACAATTCCTAGATCTTGCTAACACACTGGCACACGCTAATACTGTATTGCTACAAACTACAATGGGTGCGGTTGCTGTAACTGATCAAGCCATTATTAACGAAGCACACGAGCGTGGCATGGTTGTGCCTAATCGTAAGCAACAACTTACAGATGACAATACACAAGCGGCAGGTGCGTATGTAGCATATCCAAAGAAGGGTATGAGCGAATGGATTGGATCAGTTGATATTAACAGTTTGTATCCATCGGCAATTCGTGCTATGAATATGGGTCCGGAGACTGTAATAGGACAACTAAGACCTATTATGACTGATCGCTATATTAAAGATAAGATAGCAGGCGGAGCAAGTTTTGCGGCGGCGTGGGAGGGATTGTTTGGCAGTTTGGAATATACTGCTGTGATGGAACAACAACGTGGCACTGAACTTACAGTTGATTGGCAAGATGGTGAGACCAATGTGTATTCAGCATCAGAGATGTGGGCTATTGTATTTGATTCAAATCGCCCTTGGATATTGAGTGCCAACGGAACCATACTCACTTACGAGAAGGAAGGGATTATCCCGGGACTACTTAAACGTTGGTATTCCGAACGTAAGGAAATGCAAGCCAAGAAGCGTGACGCCAAGGATAAGAAGGAAGAAGCATTTTGGGACAAACGACAACTGGTTAAGAAGATTAACTTGAACAGTTTGTACGGTGCTATTTTGAATCCGGGTTGTAGGTTCTTTGATCATCGCATTGGACAATCAACTACACTAACTGGTCGTGCTATTGCCAAACACATGGATGCTCACATCAATGAGTGTATTACTGGCAAGTATGATCACACTGGTGACGCAATCATTTATGGTGATACAGACTCTTGTTATTTTACTGCTTGGCCAGTGCTAAAGAAAGAAGTAGCAGAAGGACGTATGGAGTGGAGCAAGGAAACTTGTATTGCTTTGTATGATTCTATTGCAGATCAAGTTAACGATTCGTTCCCGGGCTTTATGGAACAGGCATTCCATTGTCCAAGAGAAATGGGCGAGTTGATTAAAGCAGGTCGTGAGCTTGTAGCGGATCGAGGATTGTTTATTACAAAGAAACGCTATGCTGTAAATATTATTGATCTCGAAGGTAAGCGTTTAGACATTAACGGCGCAATAGGTAAAACAAAAGTACTAGGACTTGACTTGAAGCGTAGTGATACTCCAAAAGTTATTCAAGACTTCTTGTTGGAAATTCTAAACCGTGCGTTAAGTGGAGCAGAGAAAGAAAGCATCATTGAACGTATCCGTGAATTCAAGTATGAGTTTATGGATAGGCCGGGTTGGGAGAAAGGTAGTCCCAAGCGTGTTAATAACTTGACCAAGTATTCCGCTGAGGAAGCACGTCAAGGTAAAGCAAATATGCCAGGGCACGTTAGAGCGGCGATGAACTGGAATAACTTACGACGTATGAACGGCGATAACTATTCTATGCAGATTGTTGATGGCATGAAAACAATTGTATGTAAGTTAAAGAGCAATGCGTTAGGATGGACCAGTATCGGCTATCCTACAGATGAGCAACGTCTGCCAGAATGGTTTAAGGAACTACCATTTGATGATGGCTTAATGGAAGCAACAGTAGTTGATCAAAAGATTGACAACTTATTGGGTGTTATGGAGTGGGATCTACCGAGCGCCACTAACACAGAAAATACGTTCCAAACTTTATTTGAATGGTGATATATGAAATTAAGTGATCTTATTGCCTATCGCAATAAACTATTAGAATACGATGTGGCAGATGTGGCATATCATGCTCGGCACAAACTGTCAGATGTTGTACATACTGTTAAAAATAGTGTTATACAACCACGTGCATTTACACAAACAATAGAAGAAGATTTAGATAATCTTGTTGATGTGTTTAATCAATTTGGTGTAACACTAGGCGGATTAATACAAGAGCTAGATCTTATGATCGAGTCTACTGAAAAAACTTACTACGAAGATAGTAAAGTACGATATGCCGAAGAAGCTGGTATTTACGGTAATCATGACGATAAAACAAAGAATAATATAAATCAACATATACTTAATCGTCAATTAGAAATGAGTACAGACACTCAAAAAATGCTAGCGGACAGAATAAAATCATATATTGATTGGAAGTATGCCGGATTAATTATCCGACCCGGAAAAGAAACTTTTATTAACGATTTAGTGGGACTTGATCCATTGTACTTGGTCGATTGGAGTGATGATCTATTAACACCATCGTTGTCTAACTTTAATAGTGAATATCAAAATAGATTACGAGTTTATATAGAACCTCCAACATCTACTGATGTATTATCAACAATGCCAAATAATCAACTTGGGTTATGTGTTGCTTTTAATTTCTTTGAATATACACCAATTGAAGTTTTAGAAAACTATCTTGAAAATATCTTTAAGAAATTAAGACCAGGCGGCACATTAGCAATGACATTTAATGATTGTGATCGTGCTCATTGTGTATCATTGGTTGAAAAGAATTTTTGTTTTTATACTCCGGGAAAACGAGTCAAGGCGGCGGCCAAACGAATTGGGTATCAACAACAGTTTACATGGAATGATACCCAAAATCTTACTTGGTTAGAATTACGTAAACCCGGGGAACTTGAGAGTCTAAAAGGTGGACAAACACTGGCAAAAATATTACCTAAAACACTTGCTAAATCTAAATAAACCATATACAATACACAATAGGAGAATTAACACATGAGAGATCATTTACTAGACTTGGTTCAACATACACTCGATTTGGGTGTCATTGACTTGGTTAAAATCACAGGCGACGATAAAGAAACAGTTATTGCTGGCTTGGCAGAAGATAGGTCAGTTGTAGTGGAGGGCAAGTTTACTAACCCAGTCGCTGACTTTATTGGCAACTTTGGTATGCCAAATTTAAGCAAGTTAAAAATCTTGCTAAGCCTTCATGAATATCGCGAGAACGCTAAACTTAGTATTACACGTCGTAGTACCGGTGAGCCAGATGGTCTTAACTTTGAAAACGCTTCCGGCGACTTTAAGAACAGCTTTCGCTTTATGGCAAGTGAAATTGTTAACGATAAACTTAAAACTGTAAAGTTTAAAGGTGTCAATTGGCACATTGAGTTTGAACCAACTATTGCCAGTATTATGCGTTTGAAAATGCAAGCACAAGCAAATGCAGAAGAAACAAACTTCCAAGCAAAAACTGAAGGCACTAACTTGATGTTCTTCTTTGGAGATCACAGTACACACGCTGGTAACTTTGTATTCCAACCGGACATCACAGGGCAACTTAAACGTGCGTGGTCATGGCCCATTAAAACATTCATCAGCATTATGGATCTAACAGGCGATAAGGTTGTTAAGATTAGTGATGATGGTGCCGCAATGATCACTGTTGATTCAGGTCTTGCTGTTTATAACTACATTCTCCCGGCACA